CAGCGGCTATATGGCCGAGATTTATTTCATTGACGGTCAAGCCCTAATACCATCCTCATTCGGCGAAACTGATTCTGCCACAGGTGTATGGAAGCCCAAGGCTTACTCTGGCACATACGGTACTAACGGCTTTTACCTCAACTTCTCAGACAACTCTGGCACGACATCCACAACGCTAGGCAAGGACAGTTCAGGCAATAGTAACAACTGGACACCTAACAACTTCTCGGTGACTGCGGGTGTTAACAATGACTCGCTAGTAGATTCACCTACGGCATACGGTACAGACACAGGCGTTGGTGGTGAGGTGCGTGGGAATTACTGTACTTGGAACCCTCTGGACAAACAAACAAGCGTCACCATAGCAAACGGGAACCTTGACGCAACCTATACTGGAACCACAGATGTCTATGGGTGTTTTTCCACTTTCTCAGTATCAAGTGGAAAATGGTATTGCGAGTTTACGGCAACTGGGCTTGGGGGTTCTGCTTATCCGCAGATTGGTATACGAAGAAGTAACAACTATGTTGCACAATATATTACAGAAACTTATGTAGACATAAAAGCTGGAACTTCTAATAATCGTGGTTCTGCTGGCCCAACATTTACGGCATTTATTGATAGTGATGTTTTGGGTATTGCGTTCAATGCTGATACTGGAGAGATATTCTTTTCCAAAAATGGTACTTGGTTAAATAGTGGAAACCCAGCCGCAGGAACGGGAGAATTCTTTTCTGGCTTAACTGATGGCCCATTTAAGTTTGGTATTGGTATGTACTCAAGCAGGACTGCCTTTGCCAACTTCGGTCAACGTGCCTTTGCCTACACAGCCCCCTCTGGCTTTAAGGCATTGTGTACAACTAATCTGCCTACGCCGACCATCGGTGCTACTAGCACTACACAGGCGAATGATTACTTTAATGCGGTAACTTATACAGGTAATGGAACTAGCCTTAGCGTAACTGGTGTTGGCTTCCAGCCTGATTTAATCTGGATTAAAGACAGAAGCAATGCAAGGGCGCACGTTTTACAAAATGCTATTGCTGGCTTTTCCCAATATCTACAATCTAATGCTACAGATGCAGAGACAACAGCATCTTCTGGCGTAACTGCGGTTGGGTCTGATGGATTTACGGTTGGAACTCAGTTGGCATGGAATAGTAATACTGAAACCTATGTCGCATGGAACTGGAACGCTGGCGGCTCAACTGTAACCAACACTAGCGGCACAATATCGGCACAGGTCAGGGCGAATACAACTAGCGGGTTCTCGATTGTTACTTATACGGGTAACGGAACAAACGGTGCAACTGTTGGTCATGGTCTTGGCATTGCTCCATCTTTAATTTTTATCAAAAACCGTGGTGCAGTAGCATCTTGGCTTGTTTATAGCTCAAGCATTGGTGCGTCTAACTTTTTAGTTTTAAATACCACAGATGCTTCTGCCGCTTCTGCGCTTCCTTTTAATAATACAGCGCCAACTTCGTCTGTATTTTCTTTGGGAACTTCTGGTGGTACAAATACAAATGGGGGAACTTTTGTAGCCTACTGCTTCGCACCAGTAGCGGGGTATAGCGCTTTTGGAAGTTACACGGGCAATGCAGCCGCTGACGGCCCATTTATCTACACGGGCTTTAGACCTAGGTTTGTTATTAGAAAATGCTCTAGCGCAACAAGCAACTGGTTTATAAATGATGCAGCAAGAAACCCTTCTAATGTTGTTTTATTAAGATTGAATGCTGACCTTTCTGATGCAGAAAGTTCTGGTGCTAATTCTGATATTGATTTTCTATCTAACGGATTCAAAATTAGAGCAACATCTACTGCGGGTGTAAATCAATCTGGACAAACACACATATATATGGCTTTTGCCGAGACTCCCGCAAAATTTTCGCTTGCCCGTTAGGTAAACAAAATGCCACAAGGAAGATTCCATCAAGACCAAAGCGGGACAAAGATAAATATGCTAACTCTTTTGTTTCGAACCAATGAGCAATCTAAAAACGGAAGTTATAAATATATGACCCGTTGCGATTGCGGAACAGAAAAGATTGTTGCTTACAATCAAATGACCCGTGGTAGCACTAAGTCTTGTGGTTGCTTGCAATTCAGAAAAGGCGAAGATAGTCCGAACTTCAAACACGGTTTAGCGTTGAAATCGCACCCAGAATACAAGCGTTATCAGCGTGAGTGTTTTGACCGTCACCGCTATAACCTTGAGCCTCAACACAAAGCCGCATTACTAGACGCACAAAACGGTGGTTGTGCTATCTGCGGGTACAAATTTGAGCAGAAAATAGGCGATATGAAAGTTGACCACAACCATTCAACGGGCGAGGTCAGAGGTTTATTATGCGATTTATGCAATCGAGGGCTTGGTATGTTTAGGGACAATCAAGACAATCTGACCAAAGCAATATCTTATTTAGCGAGGTAACAAATGTTTCAACTCAATGGCAACCCAATCTCAATAGATTCTGAAGTAACCATCAATGGTATCCGCTACCCACACCTGCGTGACCCTGCTCTGCGTGAGCAACTAGGTATCGTAGAGGTAGCAGACCCAGAGCAGTATGACCAGCGTTTCTATTGGTCTCCTACATTGCCTAAGCTGCTTGATGACCGTGAAGAAGTAGACGAAGACGGTAATCCCATGTATGTCAAAGTCTTGGGTGTGGTCAACGGAGAACCTGCAATGGTTGACTCCACAGAGCGTCTGGTGACCAAAGGACTCAAGAGCCAATGGACTTCTCAGGTTAAGCAGACTGCTGGTTCTATGCTTGCCCAAACTGACTGGATGGTAGTCCGCAAGGCAGAGCGCAATGTAGACATCCCCGCAACGGTGGTCGCAAAGCGTGCGGCGATTGTGGCTGAGTGCGACAGGCTAGAGGCTGCGATTGCGGCTTGCACGACTGTCGAGGCTCTGATTGCGGTAGTTGGCAACCAAGGATGGCCTGCATAATGGCTACAATCGTAGAGGTCAAAGGCCAACTTGACACCCACGAAGCCGTCTGTGCCGAACGCTATCTTGGGATAAACGCTAGACTAAAGCGCCTAGAGCAAATCCTGATTGGCTCTGCTGGATTCATAATCGCCCTACTGCTAAGCCTAGTCGTTAAATGACCACCATCGCTGCCAGAGCGTCTACGGGAGAAATTGCCGCAGATTCGATGGTCAGCGGTGATGACTCCTTCTACCTCGTAGAGAAGCTCCGTAAGGGACAAGAGAGCATCTACGGGGGTTGCGGAGATTGGGATAAACTATTAAAGTTCTACAATTCGTTGGAGTCTGGGGCAGACCTAGACTCGGATACGGATGTGACCGTTCTCGAACTCAGAAGTGATGGCATTTGGATTTACGAGAGTACCATCATTCCTGCGAAGATAAAGAACGACTTTTGGGCAATTGGAACTGGGGCAAACTTTGCTATCGCTGCCATGCACTTAGGCTTAACTCCGGCAGAAGCAGTAAAGCTGGCGTGTCTGTACGACACATCCTCCCACGAGCCAATTGACGTAATGTCTCTAAGCGGGAGGAAGCGTGGTAGCACTAAAAAAGGTATCGGACGAGGAACTAATAGCGGCGTTTAAGACCTACGGGAGTCCACAGAAGGTCTCTCAGGTTCTAGGCATAGACGTAGGAACGGTTTACCGAAGGCGGTCGGCACTAAAAGACGTATCCCTGCCCTCCTTTGCCGCAAGACAGCACAGCATCGCCAACACATACATCCCCGATAACCGTAGGGTTATCTCCCACACCGTAGATAACGGTCATGTCTTTATAGCCTCGGACTGCCACTACTGGCCTGGCGAGGAAACCGTAGCACACAAGGCGTTTGTTTCCCTGCTGACAGAATTTAAGCCCAAGACCATCATCCTAAACGGGGATGTGTTTGACGGGGCTAGAATCAGCCGCCACGCCGCCCTCATGGGTACTAACCCCCCTACCCCAAAGCAAGAGATAGAAGCCTGCCAAGACCGTCTACACGAGATTGCAAACGCTTCTAAGAACGCTACTAAGCTTTTCACCTACGGTAACCATGACGTAAGGTTGTTTAATTACATTGCAACCCACGCCCCAGAGTTATCTGAGTTCAGCGACTTGTTTTCGTACTTTCCAGGTTGGCATACGGGGTGGCGGGTGGACATAAACAACTCTGTTGTGGTCAAGCATCGGTGGCACAACGGGCAACACGCGACATATAACAACGCCCTGAAGTCTGGCAGAAGTATCGTCACAGGACACCTGCATAAACTGATGGTTACCCCGTGGACGGACTACAATGGGCGCAGATACGGTGTAGACACAGGAACGCTTGCGGAGCCAGGTGGCGACCAATTTGTGTATGTAGAAGAAAACCCCGTGAACTGGTGTTCTGGGTTCTGCGTTCTGACATTTAAGAATGGTATGTTATTACCACCAGAGTTATGCGAAGTAATAAACGGCGTGGCTTACTTTCGAGGAGAGAAAGTGGGATAAATGAGTGATTTAGTAGCCTCGGCAAAGAGTGCCGCGCAGGGAATAAAAAGCGCGATAGCCGCAGGGAAAGAGATTGAAGCAGTAGTCAACGATATTCAAAAACTTGGGGTCGCAGAACTCCAAGCCAAGCAACAGTTCCAAAAAAAGCAACGGGTAGTTAAGGGCGATACCACCATCCTCACAGCCTTTGCGGAGTGGCGCAGACTTAAAGAAATCAAGGAAGCCGAGGACGACTTATTCCAGCAGCTTGTTGAGCGTTACGGCAAGGACAAGGCTGAGTTTGAGTGGAAGGACATCCAAGCCATCAAAGAGCGCCAGATAAAGGAAGTCAAGGACGGGCGTGACGAGATGGGGCGTGACCTAAAGAAACTCCGAGAACTCAAGGTTATGTGCTTCATAGCCTCGCTAATCATAGTCACCACTTACTACATCTTCAAAGGACACCTGTAATGCTATCCCTAATATCTTCCGCTATTGGCTTTTTTGCCTCTGGTCTACCTCAAGTACTAAATTTCTTCCAAGACAAGGCTGACAAGGCGCAAGAGTTGAAGTTAGCGCAGATGCAGACCGAGCGCGAGTTAGCCCTTGCAGAACGCGGTTTCCTAGCCCAACAAAGGGTCGAGGAGATTAGGACTGACCAGATTGCCCTTCAGACCGACGCAGACCGCCAGAACGCCGCTTTAGACCACGACAAGGCTATCATGGCTCGCGCCTCTAGTTGGGTCGTGAACTTGAACGGCATAGTTCGCCCTGCGGTCACCTTTATCTTTGTCTTAGAGTTGGTGCTAATTAACATGGGGCTGACTTACTTCTTGCTAAAGGGCGGTCTTGGAGACATGAGCGTGGAGCAGTTTATCGCCGCCACAGACGTAATCTTCTCCGAAGACGAGATGGCCCTGCTCTCTGGGATTATTGCTTTCTGGTTCGGGAGCCGCCAATGGGGTAAGAAGTGAAAGTCAGCAAGGAAGCAATAGAGGGGATTAAGAAAGACGAGGGGGTAAGGACAAAACCTTACCGCTGCCCAGCCCTGCTGTGGACTGTTGGGGTTGGACACGTTATCGACCAGAACCACATAAGGGTAAAGTTTGATGACCGCAAAAATCTACCAATTCCCGACGGATGGGACAGAGTTCTTAGCATGGCAGAAGTTGATGCTATCTTGGCTCAGGACTTGGCTACATTCGAACGAGGTGTTCTGCGCCTCTGTCCAGGTGGACTTACTCAAGGCCGCTTTGACGCTCTGGTTTCCTTCTCCTTCAACGTCGGGCTTGGCAACCTCCAAAGGTCAACCATCCGCATGAAGCACAATCGTGGAGACTTTGAGGGCGCGGCAGAGTCCTTCATGGCGTGGACTAAAGCGGGCGGGAAAGAACTGCCTGGCTTAGTTAAACGTCGGAAGCACGAACGCGCTCTCTATGAATCTGAGTAATTCTTTCCTTTAGTTCCTCGGCTATTGTCAAATTGTGCTTGGCCTCAAACTGGTCAAGCCACTTCCTCCTCGCCTCCCTTGTTGGGAGCGTCAACACATACCTTGCCAGCCCTTCTATCTTCGCCTCATGTTCGCTCATCACGATTTGATAGAACTCCTCTTTGGTGGCGGTAAAGGTTCCTCTGTTAACCAGCCCTAGCAAATGTTTTATGCAACGCTTTTCTGGCGGTGGTGACGGCTCTGATTGCGTCAGATTTTCGAACAAATCTCCCAAGATAATACCTCTTATAGTTGGCACAAACGTGTGCCTCGTAAAACTTTTCCTTCCTCTTGTAGACCCCTTTCACATTAGACTTGGTTTTCTCCCGCAACTTGGAGTTCCACCTGTTTTCCATCTGCGTGGCAACTCTGAGATTGCTTAGTCTATTGTCGGCAAACTTGCAGTTCTTGTGGTCAACGGTCTCAGGCCACCACCCGTGGTGATAAGCCCAGATAATCCTGTGAGCAAAGTAAGGCTTTTTGAATATAGCAATTTTGCGATAACCGCGAGGGGTTATGTGTCCTGCGATTGTGTTGGCGTACCTAGCGTTCCACATGACATACGCGGAATACTTGGCGAAAGCCTCAATGGGTCGAGGCTTCCACACAAGTTCCCCTTTCCTGTAAACAAACAGGGCGCGTAGCTGTTGCTTGCTTAGAATGGAATGTCGTCCTCTAAGGCTTGTTGCTTTGGCTCTGCCTTGGGCTTGGGTAGTTCAACCTTGAGACTCATAAACTTCTGCCCAGACTTGCCTGTTTTAATCCATGCGGCTAGGTTGTACTCAGTCCCGTCTACGTTTAACTTGCCCTTGTAGGCAGGAGCCTTCTCGTTGTCCGACTCGTTCTTAAACAACACACCGCTATTGGTATTATCGTATTCCATAACTTCTCCTATTTGGCTGCTATATAAAGACCAACATTGCCAAGGCTATAACCCAAGAAGGCTACGCCCAGACCCACCTTACCCTCTAGTAGCAACTGCACCGCTACCACAAGGTATACAACACCGATTCCGGCTATTAACCACGCCGCCACTCTGTCCACCCCGCTAGAACAATCACCCCCAGCATAAACAACACAAACCACGCCGCGTCCTGCGCGTAGAGGTGTGCAGATATAAGTCCGTCTTTCATTCTTCGTCCTCCGTGTTCATTAGTAATTGATACTTAATCACCTCTAAAACCCCCACCACCGAGGCTAGAGGTAGTGCCTCGTCAAACTTCTCCACAGCCCCCACAATCTCTTGGTAGAGGGCTTCTATCATCACCTGCTGACTCAACCCCGCATCTCCTGGGCCAAAGTCTTAAATCCCCAATCCTCTGCCATCCTCGCGCACCGCAACATCTCCTCCTCGCGCACAATATCCGCAAACCTCTGCAACTGGGTACGAGAGTCCTCGTGGAAGTTGAACAATATCTCGCCCTCCTTCAAGAACAATCCCGCTTCTACCGCTAGGTCGTCAATCGTCACACTCAGCCTCCACTTCCTTTAGAAATAACTGCACCTTTTCTAACATCTCGTCCATGTCCTTTTGCTCCGGCTCAAACCGCACGATAAAGAGCATCTTGCTCACCGGAAGCCTAGAGTCGAAGCTTACAAAGTCGCACCACTTCCTACCCGTACAGGCTAGTTGGAGCATCATCTGGTTTTTATACTTTGTGGGAACCTTGCCCGCCTTCCTGTATTGCAGGTGCGTAGCCGTGTTCGGATTCTTAATCTCTACTAGACCATCCTCCCCAACAAGCCCGTCAGGAGAGGCTCCTAGCCATTGTATTGTCGGGTGGGGTACGAAGCCTACTTGGTCTACGAAAACGCCCGTGTGAGCCTCGTATGCGGCTCTGGCGATGGGTTCCTGCTCGGTTCCGCGAATCATAGCCGCGTTGGGCGCAAAACCCGCCTGTGGGGTCTTGGTAAGTCTTTCGGCTACGAGCTGCCAGAGGTAGTTCTTGCGGGTCTCTGTGTCCTTACCCGCTAAAGCGTCGCTAACCCTGCTGGCCGTTACAAACCCCAACCTCGCTAGTAGCCATTCCTCTGTGCCCTGGACTATTTCTTTGTAATCGGTCATTGAGCCTCCTTTTGGCTATGTGTAGTTCTGCCTCTAACTTATCCGTACTCATCCGCAACCTTTGGGCTACATTGTGGCTCAAGTTATACGGGTACTGGATATATCTTGCCTTCAAAACCCTGCGCGATATATCAGGTAATTCCCTAACCGCGTCCTCCACCATCTGCCCGTCAATCATGTCGGGTTCTATTCTCGGTTCTTCTCCTTCAAAGACATCCTCGGACTCGTAGTTGCCCTCTGCGCTCGCACATTGGGTACGGTGTTCTGGGCCAACATGACCCCAA